AAACCTATTAGTTCACCATCATCTCTAACTCCCCAAACAATTTGATTAGGTTCTTGTTGATAAGTCATCTGTGTTATACCAGTTTCTGTAATATGTTCTGCAAGTATTGTCATGTCAGGTGCAATGTAACCATCAACATCAAAGTTATATGCTAGTTCTCTTATTTTTCTTTTTGCACGTTGTAAAAACAACGTAGCATTACCTACAGCTATCGCATCAACATTTGCTGCACCATGGTTTGATTGTTTTTTAATTAATATGTTGGTTGGTGTAATTGCACTATCTGTTCCTCCTCCTGATACAGTAAACTCACCACCCGCTGTTCCAATAATTAAAGTTCTTGTAGCTGTCATAAATCTAATAGCATTAACTTGGTTTGATGCTATGGTATAAATAATTGCATCATCATCAGCTACAGTGCCACCAATGTTTGCATCCATGTTTTCATAATCACCTGACTTTGAAAAAAATATTGTTTGTGGTTGATTAGTAGTTCCTGCAAATACTAATCGTTGTTCAAAGAAAGTAACACAAGAAGGATGTCCTGTTGTATCTGAAAAAGCTCCTAGTCTCCAATCTGCTGTAGCACTCGCACCTGATAAAGCTACTAAAATTTCTATTGTTGCATTTGTTGTATTTGTTACACCTGTTATCTTTGCATAACCTCCATTTAAAAAAACAAACCTACCAACATCTGTAGAAAGAAAACCTGAACCACTATTAATACCTGTAACCGCAGAAGCTACTAAGGCTATACCTGTGCCTACTGCTGATTGACCAGGGTTTAAAGTTGTGTCTGTTGTATTAGCGTCTTGCATTGGTCCTTTAGTAAAATCAACATCAGTTAAAGTCCAAGAGGTATGACCAGTACGAGATAATTTTTCTACTTCGTGTGAAGGATGTGTGATGTACATAACATCAGCACTCTGTGCAAATTTAAGATCAAAAAGTTGTGCAGTTGTGTAAGGTGTTGTAATTTCAAAAACCTTATTAGACACTCCGCCAGAACTATAAGCAGTAAATCCTGTGCTATTTATATCCACTGCATCTTTGTCTTGTAGTTCAAATGTATTTGTTGTTTTATCTGCAACTAAAAATCTTTTACCATTAACTTCTGTCATACCTGAAACACCAGTAATAACAACTTCATCACCATTTTCATAACCATGTGAACTAGCAGTTACGACAGCAGGATTGGCTTGAGTAATACCAGTAATAGTTTTGTCGCCTTCTAAAACAGCACCATCATCTTTATAAACTCTTATTTTTAGATTAGAAAACTCAAGCATATAAGTTTGAGTTGTAGAAAATTC